GCAAATCCCAACCTAGCTAGAGCTCCACAGATTTGTACACTTCAGGAATACTTTACAATAAAAATCTTGCAGATAGCTCCCACTACCCACCCATGCACCTGCCACCCCACCCGCCCTACATGTATATATACGACCTTCCGCTAAAATCAAGGAAAATCAATGTCAACTGGGGTCTTGGGGATACCTAGGGTTCGCCTACCGTAGAGAGATTATGTACCCCAATGGGAAGCATATGAAGAAAAGGAAGGGAAAAGACATTGTATCCAATGTTAACCTCTCTAGAATATACTAGGGAGATTACCTATGGACCCTCCCACGGGGTACAATTACTATTGTACATACAGATATCTGATATGTCAAGAAAAAAAAAGGTTGACGGATTGTAAATTCGTGCCTATAATATAATAACTATAATAAGCCTGTATTCCAATGGGCTACACACATATAGTATAATCACATTATATCATAAAAAGGGCGTTACGGAAGGGCTTATTACATAAATAATCATGAAATCAAAATCAACAGTTAACAAAGCAGGGAACTACACCAAACCTACGATGCGTAAACGACTATTTAGTCGTATTAAAGCAGGGGGCAAGGGCGGAAATCCTGGACAATGGAGTGCCAGAAAGGCGCAGATGTTAGCATCCGCCTATAAGAAGGCAGGAGGAGGATATAAATAATGCCACTAATAGCAGTAGCAGCCATACCCACAGTAGCTAGTTTCCTATTGAGAATGGGAATAACAAAAGCAGCTAAAAAGTATGCACCCAAATTAATTAAACAAGCAAGAGCTTATATAAAAAAGAACAACTTAACAAAAGCAAAACCCACGGTAGGGGCAAAATCAACAAAAAAAATTACAGTAACAAAATCTAAAAGGGTCAGACCTGTAAACAAAAAGACCCAAACAAAGAAAACTGATAAAAAAACTGAGACTACTACTCAAAAACCTGATAAATCCTTCTTTGATAAGGCAGGTATTAAAAAGCCTGTAGGCGGTAGTACAGCGGTAGTTAAGTATAACCCAAGACAGATAGCTATTATAAAAGCAAAACCTAAAGGTAAGCTAACTGCAGCAGATAAAGCACTACTTGCTGCTATATCAGCAGGAACTCTAGCTACTACAGGTGGTACAAAAAAGACAGAAACTAAAAAAACTGGTAGAACAGACTCGCCATCATCCTTTATTGCGTCTAAAACTAAAGGCGTTACCATGGATGATATGCTTGTAAAGAAAGATGTTAAAGGAAGAAGTCCAAAATTCTTAGAAAAAGGTAGTAAAGGTAGAGGACAAGGGCAGTTTGGTTCTAATATTTCCTTTACAAGTAAGGATGTGAAGACATTGAAAAAAAATGCTAGTGATTTAAAGAAACAAATAAATCAATTAGACATTACTAACATGCAAAAATTAAGATTAAAGAAGTTAATAGACACCAGAGACCCTGGATACAGTATGGGAGAGTCTTATAACAGAGCATTTAAAGAGGTAAAGAGAAGAGTTAAAGATAATAAACTAAACTTTGCTATAGATGTATCTGGATATGCAGGATAATCTTGCAAAGAAGACAAAAAGAAACAACGAATATAGTTTTTGTTCCTAAAAGAACCTCTATTGGTAGAGGTAAAATAGGATTTAGCACCATGAACAAACATAAACGCAGGTCTTATAAGAAATATAGAGGGCAAGGCAACTAATGGCTGACCCTAAAGTAGGAACAGGTAAAAAACCCAAAGGCTCAGATAGGAGATTATATACAGATGAAAACCCCAAAGATACAGTCAGCATCAAGTACGCCACAGTACAAGATGCCAAAGACACAATTAGAAAGGTTATGCGTATTAATAAGCCTTATGCAAGAAAGATTCAGATACTCACAGTGTTGGAGCAGAGAGCTAAGGTTGCAGGAAAATTTGAGCAGGCCCGATTGGCGAAAGCAGCTAAATTGAAATTAAAGAGGATGCACGATGGCACTAGCAAAAAGTCAAAGAAGTCTTAAATCATGGACAAAACAAAAATGGAGAACGAAGTCTGGGAAACCCTCTTCAAAGACTGGGGAGAGGTACTTACCCTCAGCGGCGATACAAGCATTGAGTCCCCAG